AGGATCGTGTGCTAGAAAAGGACTTAGACGCATACAAACGGTTGCGTCAAGACGGTATCCAACCAAGAAAAATTGATGGTGCTGCAAACGTGGAATCGAGAGCAACAGAAAAATGGCAGGCAGAATCAGGGATACTTCCCGACTTTTAAGTGTTGAAGGTGTAAACATCGCGCATATTGGTTACGGGAAAATGGTGCAAGGATTGAAGACAGCGTTATCGGAAAAGGTAACACTTGATGATCGCGCCGAAACTGTGATGTTTGCTTTGCGACCTAACTTGATTGCAGGGTGGTTTGATGACCAGCGTGTGTCGGTGTTAACCATGTGGGAAACAAACTGGTTGCCACCACAGTTTTACGAATACATCCCGCTGATAGAAACGATCATTGTGCCATCTATGCACAACTATGATTTGTTCTCACAGTTCCACGACAATGTTCATATGATCCCGTTGGGTGTTGACCGTACAGTTTGGTGTCCATCTGAAGATAAACCTGATGGCAAGTTCCGGATCATGTGCGGCGGTTCAGAGTGGTATCGCAAAGGCTTAGATGTAGTACTGGAAGTGTTCAACAAGTTGCAGCTACCTGACGCTGAACTGCACATCAAGATTGTGCCACCTCACCTGTCTGCGCCAAAGAACTTGGATTACCCAAATGTGGTAATTCATCGTGAATGGTTAACTGTTGAACAGGAACGTGATTTGGTTCGTTCTATGGATGGGTTTGTGTCGGTGTCCCGTGGTGAAGGGTTCGGTCTCATGCCGTTGCAGGCTGTCTCAGCGGGTATCCCAACGATCCTGTCTAACGCTCATGGGCATCGAGAGTTCGCTGATCTTGCCACCCATCGCATACCAACCACCAGTGTCCCGACCGCTAAAGGTGTTTGGCAGGACATGGGCAACTGGGATGAACCAGACGCAGAAGCATTAGCAGAAGCCATCAAAGACTTATACAACAAACGTGACAAGTACCGTCGTCAGGCGTTCCTGACAGCCCCACAAACAGCAGCGTTTAACTGGGACACAGCAGCCGAACAAGTGCTACAGATCGTTCAGCCAACCATCAACAGGTCTACTGGGGTGTGGAAACCGTTTGAACCTACATGCGAAATTGAGGTATCTAAACGGGTGCAAGCCACCATCGGTCAACATCGTGTGGAACTGTTACCAGGAATGAAGCATCGTGTAGTGTTGAATGTCAGAGATGTCCTATTAAACGCAGGAGTATTGGCATGATGAAACCTAAAGCAGTTTGGGATACACCAAACCCTAAAAAGAAATCTAAGAAGTTGTCCCCAAAGAAGAAGGCTGCTGCGAAGGCTTCGGCTAAAGCTGCTGGTCGCCCGTACCCTAATTTGATTGACAACATGAAGGCCGCAAAGAAGCGTGGCTAAGACTGCTGCTTGGCAACGCAAAGAAGGCAAGAATCCTGCTGGTGGTTTGAACGCTAAAGGTCGTGCATCTGCCAAAGCGCAAGGTATGAATCTGAAACCACCTGTGTCAGCGAAGCAAGCAGCGAAGTCACCTAAAGCGGCTGCTCGACGTAAATCGTTTTGTGCGCGTATGGGCGGGATGCCAGGTCCGTTGAAGGACAGCAAGGGAAAGCCGACTCGGAAGGCTTTGGCGTTACGCAAATGGGATTGTTGATGTGTGGTAATCTGTTTTTCTAAACCTTGAAAGGAACGATTATGCCTAAAGTTGGAAAAATGAAATTCCCTTACACCGCCAAAGGTAAGGCTGACGCAAAGAAAATGGCCAAGAAGATGGACAAACCGATGATGAAGGCCAAGAAAAAGAAGTAAATGTCTACTGCTGGTGCGCTCATCAACAGGGTGTCACGGCAACTGTTATCTGGAACGATTGAGGAACGGAACAAGTTAGCAACAACCGTTACATCGTCAGATACTTCTATTGTCATGTCTTATGACTTGGCTGGTTTGCGCGCTGGATCAGTTTTTGAAATTGATTCGGAACTCATGTATGTCTGGGTTGCTGAGTCAGGTTCTAAAACTTTGACTGTTGAGCGAGGCTATTTGGGTACGACTGCTGCTGCACATACGGCTGGCGCACTTGCTATTTTGAACCCACGTTTTCCTCAGCAACAACTGTTGGATTCGTTTAACCAGGAACTAGATGATTTGTCTAGCCCATCCAACGGCCTGTTTCGGGTGATTGCGGCGAATGTTGATTACAACGGTTCTGACCGTCAGGTTAACTTGACTAGCGCAACCACGATTATCGATTTGATTGATGTGCGGTTGAGGTATTTGTCTTCTGATTATCCGGTGTTGCGTGGGGTTCGTTTGTCAAGGGATTTGCCTACATCCGATTTTGCGTCAGGGTTTGCTTTAACTTTTGATGAGGTGTCTATGGCAGGTACTTTGCGTGTTCGATACAAAGCCCCATTTGTTCGTGCGTCTACTACGTCGTCAGATATTCAGTCGGTTTGTTTGATGCCGATAAACATGGAAGACATTGTTGAGATGGGTGTGATGGCTCGCATGTTGTCTGTGCGTGAAGTAAAACGCAACTTCATTGAATCGCAAGGTGACACTCGTAGATCAGATGAGGTTCCTGCTGGTTCTATTTCTAATTCGGTTACAAACATTTTGAGGTTGCGTCGTGATCGCATTATTGCTGAGGCTTCTAAGCTGGCTCGGCAATACCCACTAACTATTAGGGTTTAACGTGGCATACGTTTTAGATTTTAGTAGCCCATTTCTTGGTGGTGCATCGTTTTATACGGGTACTGGTACAACACAACTTGTTCCGTATGTTTTCCCTGTGGCTGTTAACGGTCGACCATATTTGATTGACACAAAATCTAATGATTTCACACGCCAGTTTGATGCGCGTGTTCGTGACTCGGTTGACCAGTCGGCTGAACCTGGTGAGGCTGCTATCAACCCGCAAGGTTTGTGGAGGCGTTCACAGTCGTCTTGGCATTATGGTGCAGGCCAAAACTATTCGGATACTGCTGACGCTGAAGCATACCGTTTCCGTTCTAGTAAGGGTGTGAATGTTTGGGATCGTGGCAAGTTGTCGTTGTTGAAAGACACCACTCAAATCTTGTCTGATGCTGCTGCGACATTAAAATCTATTGTTGCTGGCACACGCTTGTATGTGGCTTCGGGTGGCAACGTCACGTTCTACACGAGCCTTACTGCTAGCCCTACATCGTGTACTTCTGAACCTGCTGGAAATGTTAGTTCAATGACAAGCGACGGTTACAACGTATGGGTTGGTTTTGCATCTCACGGTATTCATGTAACCAACACCTCTACGGGTGCGTTCAGTTCCTACATTAGTGGTTCGGACACGTTTACTAAAATCAAATACACTAAAGGCCGTTTGATGGCTGCTGCTGGTGCCACGATCTACAACTTTATTAGTTCAGGTGGTCCAGGCGCAGGGTTGTTCACTCACGGAAACAGCACTTGGTCATGGGTGGGGTTTGCTGGTGGACAAAACCATATTTATGCAGCAGGGTACGCAGGTCAAACATCGTTGATTTACAAAACAACTATCAAAACAGATGGATCGGCTCTGGATTCACCAACTGTGGCAGCCGAACTACCTGAAGGTGAAATCGTTACAGCAATAGATTCGTATTTAGGTTATGTGCTGATCGGCACAACCACAGGGTTCAGGTTTGCTTCATCGGATGACAACGGCAACCTTGTTGTCGGACCGTTGATCGAGGTTGGACAGGTTGATGCGTTTGCTTCACAAGGTCGGTTTGTTTGGTTCTCATACAAAAACCTTGATGCGACATCTACAGGCTTGGGGCGTATGGACATCAGTTCACAGGTTGCCACCAACCAGCCTGCATGGGCAGCAGATTTGATGGTTACGGGTCAGGGTGCTGTTCCTTCGGTCAGCATGTACGGAACTCGCCCTGTGTTTACAGTTACCGGATTAGGCGTTTATTGTGAACATGCCACTGATCTTGTTGCTTCAGGAACTATTGATTCAGGTATCTATCGTTGGGGTGTACCGGACAGCAAGTTTGTTCCTAAATGGGATTTGCGTACCGAACAGCTAAATGGCACGGTTGCGCTGTCTGTGGCTTCTGATGGTGGGTCGTATGCCACGGTTGGCACACAGTCAATTGCTAACAGTTTGGAATCCACGTTTGATGGGTTTGAGACAAGAGTTTTTGAGGCTGAGGTTCGGCTCACCATGACACGTTCGGCTACTGCCACGGTTGGTCCTGTGCTGACACGCTGGATGGGTCGGGCGTATGCAGCTCCGTTGCGTTCACAAATCTTTAGTGTCCCTTTGCTGTTGCATCATAAGATCAACGTGAAAGGTCGAGACTACTTTTTTGATGTGGATGACGAACTGTTCCGTTTGCGATCTTTGGTGGAAACCCCATCGGTCATCACCTATCAGGAGAACTTGGATACCTATTCGGTGATTGTTGAAGATGTGCGCTGGCAACCTGTGGACTCGGCTCATTCCCATAACGAGTGGGATTGGGATGGCACATGTACGGTAATTATGCGTTCGGTTAGATAGTGTATGATAAAGGACAACTATGGCTGCTGTAATTAGACGACAATACAAAGGTGCTGCGGCATCCACCACGACCTCTAGTTCTTTGAGTATTGCCGACACGTCGGTTACGTTGACTGCGACTACAGGTTGGCCGTCTACTGCTGGTGTTCCGTTTTATGTGGTGATTGATCCAGGTACTTCATCTGAGGAGAAGTGTTCAGCAACGATTTCGGGTTCTACTTTGACGTTGACTCGCGCAGCTGATGATACGACTGCTGTGGCACATAGTTCTGGTGCGACGATCTATCCGGTGTTTACAGCTGATGATGCTGATGAAGCAAATGAGTTGGCTTCTAAGTTGACGACTAAGGGTGACTTGTTGGTTACTACTGGTTCGGTGTTGAATCGTTTGCCTGTTGGTACTGACACGCATGTGTTGACTGCTGATTCGTCTGCTGCGAACGGTGTAGCATGGGCTGTTGCGGCTTCACCAGTAACTTTTGATGATGACCAAAACATTATGGCAATCCAAGTCTTTAGTTAAGGAGCAATCATGGCAACATTTACAAAAAAGAAACTATCGGGTTCTACTGATGGTATGGCTATCAAGGTCACTGGCACCTCTACTGCTGCCACGGTAACAGTTCACACTTGTTACACAACGGTGACTACTGCTGGTTTGTTTGATGAGATTTGGTTGTATGCGAACAATACTTCTTCTTCGGCTGTGAAACTCACGTTGGAGTGGGGTACTGCTACGGCTGCTGATGGGAATATCGAGTTGACGATTGCGGCTGAGTCTGGTTTGGTTCTTGTTGTTCCTGGTCTTATTTTGCAGAACACTAAGGTTGTGAAGGCGTTTGCTGCTACTGCTGATGTGATTCTTCTTACTGGCTACGTCAACCAGATTTCGTAGGGTCGAAGCATGGTGCTTCGTTACGATACTCGGTCACGGGTTTCTACTTCTGTTAAGTATTGGTTGAATCCTTCTTTGCAGGGTGTTGATGTTGAGTATCTTGTTGTCGCTGGTGGCGGTGGCGGCGGTGGCGGTGCAGACAGTGGAGGTAGTGGTGGCGGTGGTGGTGCAGGCGGATATTTAACTTCAATTACTTTGTTGCCTGTTGGTTCAACAACTGTGACGGTTGGTGCTGGCGGTGCGGCAAACACATCTGGTTCTAACAGCGTATTTGGTTCTGTTACTTCTACTGGTGGCGGTAAGGGTGGACTTGCCAACGGTGGTAATGGTTCCGTTGGTGGTTCGGGTGGCGGTGGTGCTGGTTCCGCAAGTACTCCTGGCACGGGTGGTGTTGGAACCAGTGGGCAGGGTTTTGGTGGTGGCACCTCTGGTGGTCGTATTGGTGGCGGTGGTGGTGGTGCTAGTGAAATAGGTCAAAATGTTGGGGCGGCTTTAGAAACGGGTTCAGAAGGTGGCGATGGTTTGGCTTCCAGTATTACTGGCACTTCTGTTGCTCGTGCTGGTGGTGGTGGTAGCGGCTCGGTTGCGGGAGTATTTTTGGGTGGTGCTGGAGGTCTTGGAGGTGGCGGCAAGGGCGGGGACAACGGAGTCAACAATGCACAAAGCGGCGTTGCCAATACGGGTGGCGGTGGTGGTGGTGCTTCCGATACCACTGCTCATACTCCAGGTGCTGGTGGTTCAGGTATCGTCATTTTCCGTTACCTCACTTCTGACGCAACACAGGCAGGTGTCGCTGTGAGTGGTGGAACAATTACTTCTTCGGGTGGGTACACGATTCATTCGTTTACTTCGACTGGTTCAACGACTGTGACGGTGGCATAATGCGTAGCAGAACACGGGTCAGCAAGTATGTAAAAGATTCTGTTAGATATCCTTTGCAATCTGTTCTTTCGGGTGGCACGGAATCGTATGCCTCTGCTAACGGAGTGTTCTATAAGGTTCATTCTTTTACATCTACTGGAACGTTGAGTGTTTCTCCATCCGCTTCTCTCGGTTCTGTTGAGTATTTGGTTGTCGCAGGTGGTGGCGGAGGAAATAACCCTCTTACTGCTGGTGGTGGCGGTGGTGGTGCAGGAGGTTTGCTAACTGGCACACAGTCTTTGACTGCTGGAACTTCATACACGGTCACTGTCGGTGGTGGCGGTGCTGTTGACACTAAAGGAAGCAACAGCGTGTTTAGTTCTGTTACTTCTACTGGTGGCGGTAGAGGCGGAAGTAATACCGATGACAAGGATGGTGGTTCGGGTGGAGGAGTTAATGGCTTTTCGGGAGGTGGTAGTCAATCAGGTGGTTTGGGTACATCTGGGCAGGGATTTAGGGGAGGCAATATAACAAACGGTGGTTCGGGTAACGAAGCATCGGCTGGTGGTGGTGGTGCATCTGCGGCAGGTCAAGACATTAATGCGGCTACAGATTTGGGTGGTAATGGCGGTGCTGGTTTTGCATCTTCAATAACTGGCACATCTGTTACATACGCAGGCGGTGGCGGTGGCGGCACTCGAACAGGCACTGCTGACGGTCTTGGTGGTGCGGGCGGTGGCGGAAATGCTGGTGTCGCTGGCACGGTAAACACTGGTGGTGGTGGCGGTGGTGCAGTTGGTAATGGCACACAAAACGGTGGTGCTGGTGGTTCAGGCATTGTTATTATTAGATACCCAATCGGATAGGAAAAAGTCATGGCACATTTTGCAGAAATAGATTCAAACAACAAAGTCCTACGAGTAATCGTTGTAGCAGACGAACACGAAACCAACGGTGCAGAGTGGTGCAACAACCTACTTGGTGGCACTTGGATACAAACCAGTTACACAAACCGTATTCGCAAACAATACGCAGGCACAGGCTACGCATACGATGCTGTCAAAGACCAGTTCGTAGCACCACAACCGTTTGCCTCATGGTCGTTGGATTCCAACAATGATTGGCAAGCACCAACACCAAAACCTGAAGGTGACTACATGTGGGATGAAGAAACATTGGCGTGGGTCGAAGTAACCGTTGGCTGATTTTTGCGCCAGTAGCAATACTCGCACTGTTTGCACCATCCGCTAACGCTGAACCGATAGCAGGACTCAACACCACCTACTACGTCATCGACGAGATACCACCAACACGGTCAGACAACATCTATACCGAATGCGGTAGTGAAGTGGAAAACAACATCAACCGTTCCTACGACGGTGAACCGTACCTAGATTGCACAGGCGACTTGTTCATGGTTCACATGACAGGCTTCATCGAAATACCTGAACATGACACCATAGAGTTTTGGTTGGCATCAGATGACGGTGGCATCATTGACATCGGTGGTAACGAATGGGGCGACTGGAATGACCAGGGTTGCACTTGGATGGAATCAGGACAGATAGACATTGTTGCAGGCAGCCAACCACTAGACCTCTACATGTACGAGAACGGCGGGGGTTCGTGCCTTATGCTTGCTTGGAACATTGACGGCTTAGGGTTTGAGATAGTTCCAGATGAAGCGTTCACAACTAACGGAATCCCAACAACAACAACAACTATTCAGGAGACAACAACATCATGGGAATCCACAACAACATCCACGACTACAACGACGACCACTTCTACTATTGCACCCTCTACGACTGTGGCTGCACCACCAAACTTGACTACTACGACACTTCAAACAATCGCCACAATCCCAGTAGAGCCAACAATGCCAGAGCCGCCAGCAACGGTTCCTCTACCACAAATAGAGCCGCCAGCCATGCCAGAGATACCACCCCTCGTACTACCAGAGATTGAAACATATCCACCAGAAACATTAAATCTCCCTCCCGACGTTGTGGACACAATGCCTTACCCTGTGGACACATACCCTACTGTTTATCCACCCGATACGCTACCGTTTGTCGGGCTACTACCAGAGCCTCCAGACACCATGCCTCTGCCACCCGACACCATGCCTTTGCCACTAGACATGCCACTAGACGCACCAGAACCCCCTCTAATGCCCCCAATGGAACTTATTGAGGAATTACCACCCGAACTCGTAGAAGCCCTCCTAGACGCTGGCGACACAGACATCCCCCTCACCGAAGAACAGTTCGACACCGTTGTAGACACAATCGAAAACCTAGCCCCCGAAGAAGCAGTAGCACTCATCACCCAAATCCTTGCCACCGCAGTAACAGCCGACCAAGCCGAAGCCCTCGCCTCCAACCCTGAAGTGTTGGCTGTCATCACCGAAGAACAAGCCACAGAAATCTTTGAAACTATCGAAGTCCAACAACTAGACGAGACACAGATAGCCGAACTCACAGCAGCAATCCAAGACGCACCTTTGGCTGTCCAAGAAGTGTTTGAACAAACCATAGACATCTTCGGCGGATTCGACGACTATGTGCCAACAGGATCAAACATCCCTGTAGGAGAACGCCGAACCCTCATCGCCATCGCAGCAGGGACAACCCTCACAGCAGCAGGTAGTAGAATGAGACGACCATGAAACGCCTCGCCAACCTCATCAAAGACAACGCATGGACATACGCAGGCACAGGTCTAGTCTTGATCACCCTGTCAGGCCCAACACTCCGGCAAGCCATCTGGGTGGTTGGTGTATCATTGGTGCTTCACGCAGCTTTAACTCTTAGCACAAAGGAATCAGAATGAAGAAAGCACAAGACATCCTCGGTCGTATCGTGGCAGTGTTCCTGTCCTCAGCATTGGCTATCGTTGGCGGTAGTGCAATTCTTGCTCCAGAACTAAGCGTGTTTAAGGCAGCAGCTCTTGCCGGTTTCGCCGCATGTGCCGCCGTAATCCAGAAGCTCGCCGCGGCCTCGCTCGACGGCAAGTTGACAATGGAAGAAATCAACAGCGCGTTCGGCGCAAAACCAGCCAAGTAAAACTATGGCATATCCAGTTGTGCCGGTCAAACTTTGTGACCATCTAAAGAACGCTGTCCCAGGCAAACTAGCCGCAGACAAACTACGCAAAACCATTGGTGGTACGTTGCATCATTGTGCTGCTGATGCGTGGGAAGCGATGGTTGCAGCCGCAGAGAAAGACGGTATCAAACTGACACCGACTAGTAGCGGTGACACATATCGAGATTACGAAACCCAAAAGCGGGGCTTCCTCACAAGGTACCAAGTGGAACCAATCGTGGGTCAAAGCACGAAAACGTTTGAGGGTAAGAAGTGGTATCTCAAAAAAGGTATGGCGATGTTGGCAACACCAGGAAAAAGCCAACACAACCTCGGTATCGCAGTCGATGTGTCCACAGCATCAGGCCCTAGACTTGCATGGATGCTCGCCAACGAACACCTCTACGGCTTCTCACACGAAGTCCAATCCGAACCCTGGCATATCCGGTATACACAAGGAAACCAAGTCCCACCTGCCGTTGCAGCCTTTGTTGCTGCGAAAGCCGTATGACATGGATGCTGTTTGGGCTGCTGTCGTTACTGGTAGTTTTGGTCTGTTAGCAATCATTATTGCCAAACTAGGCAAAGAAAACCATGCAGACCACCAAGTGGTACAAGGCATCCTGCGCACCATGCACAAATCTTTGAACCGGACAGAAGACAAAGTAGATAGAATTGACACTGCGCTCACAGACCATGTAAGGTCCAAGCACAACTAAACCGATTGAAAGGTGCTTGCAAATGGCGAGGGGATTCACTACCGTTGAACTCATGCTTATCCGTGACAGTTTGCTGAAGGTCACACCTTCACGAAACCAAGCTGACGAACTGTGGGAAATCATAGAAAAACTTACCAAAACAATCGAGGGGGCAAACGTTGAGTACGCCAAAAAAGTCCGTGAAGCCAAGTCTGATGGAAGAAATAAAAAGTAGCAAACGAGTTAGCGGCAGAATGCCGATGCTGTTACAGATCATCAACAAACTTGACACCCAAGACAAAGCCGATCTTCTCGCTGCGTTAAACGACTACACTATTTCTGCACCGGCAATTAGCCGAGTGTTAGAAAACCGTGGTCATCGGATCAGTGTTGGTTCGATTAACTCTTATCGCAGAGGAGAACTTATACATGTCACTGGCTGATGATCTACGGAAATCAAACGAACCTGCATGGCCGATCATTAAACAAGGCAAACAGTATCGTGTCCCGAAACTCACACCTAGCGTTGTGTCAACAAACAAATATCAAACAGCAGTCATCTTGCCAGACATGCAGCTCGGCTACTTTCATGCAGGTAACGAAGCGTTAGAACCGATACACGATGAGCAAGCTATCGAGGTTGCGTTACGAATCGTTAAAGCATCTAAGCCAAATCAAATCATTTTGGTTGGCGATAACCTTGACCTTTGCGAGTTCGGTAAGTACCGTTACACGCCAGCGTTTGCGCGTACCACACAAGCAGCGATAGACCGTGCCACAGAACTTTGCGCCCAGTTACGTACGATTGCACCACAAGCCAAAATCATTTGGATTGCAGGCAACCACGAAGAACGACTCGGCAACTATGTGTTGGACTCAGCAGCAGCAGCATTTGGGTTACGTCGTGGCAAAGTCCCGCACGAATGGCCTGTCATGTCTGTTCCGTACCTGTGTCGTTTAGATGAGTCCGAGGTGACGTATCTGAGTGGATACCCGACAGGGGCGCATTGGATCAACGAACGTCTGCACGTTATCCACGGAGACAAGGTTGCTTCCGGCGGTTCCACGGCACACAAGTACCTGTCAACCGTAAAAACATCTGTGATCTTTGGACATATCCACAGGCGCGAATGGGCTGAACGAACCCGTGACGACCACGACGGGGCAAGAACTATCTTGGCTGTATCACCTGGCTGTTTAGCGCGTACTGATGGGGCTGTGCCTTCGACTAGGGGTGGACATGACTTGGATGGTCGCCCGTTGTACCGTTCAGAAGACTGGCAACAAGGTGTTGCTGTGGTGGAGTATGAACCTGGTGACGGTAATTTTAATTTAGAGTTAGTGCCAATCAGGGATGGTTGGGCTAGGTGGCGTGGCGTAGATTATTTATCAAACAACCCGAAGGGAAACAAATGAGTTCAATGAAAGAGATGCTATATCAGCGTGAGACGGCAGCGTTTATGATCGCTGAACGTATGGAAGAAATACAAAAGTTGAGGTCAGAGATTGAGCGTTTGCGTCAACAGATTCGTGATGTGAGAGCGAGCCTTGTATGAGACTGTTTAATGTTGGTGACAGGGTAATCATTGATGACGAGTCAGGGACAATCGAATCTGTGATTGTTGACGGACAGCAAACCAAATATGATGTGCGCTACGGCCAAACCTTCATGCTTGCTGTTGATGTACCCGAAGACGAGATTGAACCGTGGATGCCAGACGAACAATGATTTACCAAGTTAAATGCAACGCTTGTAAAGCTGTCATCGTTCACGACCCGAAACAAAATGTTGGCTGCTTGTGCGACTCAGATGCCCCGACATGGGTTGGTATCGGCAAAGATGGCAGGCTCATACATTATTCACAATCCGATATGTCCGTGATTGAATACCCAGAATGACTATCTTCGGTCGTCGCAACAACCCTTGCCCATGCAAGACACCCCTACCACAACAACCGTTCTGCGGTGATCGAGGCGTAGAAGATGACGACTAAAACCATTGTTGAAATAACTTGGGCTGACACACATTCCGGTGGCATCGGTTGGACACCAATCAGCGACATAGACCAAGCCGAATACATCATCACCTCCTGCGGATACCTTTTAGCGATAGGTGACGGTGGCAAAGAAAACCATGTGACCCTGTACCAGTCACGCACAGAAGACGACGACCTGGATCACATCCTTCACATACCTGTAGCGATGATCCGGAACATTAAAGCTGTTGATATTCCCCATATCGCAAAGACTTGACATTACTCTGCAACACCCCTAGAGTAAACATTCCTGCAACGACAAGGAGAAATCATGCAGAAAAGATACACAATCCCGAAACCGCCACACGGCAGCCAAGAATGGTTGAACGCACGATGGCAAAACGATGAAGGACAAACACGGATCACAGCATCCGTAGCAGCCGTTGTTCATAACGAACACCGGTTCACCACACCAGCAGACCTCGCAGTAGAACTCTTGGCCAAGACACCCCCCGTGCCAAAAGAACAAAACGATGCGATGCGTCGAGGAACAATCCTTGAAGGACCACTCATGTCGTGGGCATCAGAGATACTGAACGCAACCATCACGGAACCACAAGACTTGTACTGCTACGAAGAAGAAGGTGTACGTCTGATGGCAACATTGGATGGCAAAGATTTGTCAGGAAAAATCTATGAACTGAAAACCTATAACAAAAGGTGGAACGGTCAACTCCCCCCATATTGGAAATGGCAAGGAGTACAACAAGCGATCTGCGCTGATGCAAACGAAATCATATGGATCGTTTTTGACTCCGATCTTCAACTGCAATTCCATACACAAACCGTCACATCCGACGAACGCCAACAACACATAGACGCAGTACGCAAATTCTTGGGGTTCATTGACATGGGGATGATGCCGGAAGGTGCTGACCCCACCTACGACAATGCTTCGGCTTTGTACCCCGAAGGATATGAGAACACTGTTGTCTTGGGCCATGAGGTATACAACACTTTAGAGCGTTTGTCTATTGCTAAAGAGCAAATCAAATCTGCTGAAGCAGTACGCGACCAGCTGCAAGGCGAGTTGGGGATGATGCTCGGTGACGCAGAGTACGGATCGATTGACGGGGTGCAGGTCGTATCGTGGAAGAACTCGTCACGTACATCATTTGATGCGAAACAGTTTGAGAAAGAACATCCAGCATTACACGCAAAGTTTAAGAAAACATCAACCTTCCGCACTATGCGGATCACAGCAAAGGAAAGCAAATGAAACTGGAAGAAATCATTGGCAAGTATGGTGTCCCCGATCCGAAGATCGTAGGGAAACTACCCAAAGCAGGAATGCAACTTGACTTCGTAGGTCACGCAGATGTCACCAAAATGTTGATCGAGATTGACCCTGAGTGGACTTGGGAACCAACCGCGTTTGACACCAACGGTCTACCTGCGTACCGTGTTGAGAACGGCATGGCACACATGGCAGGCTGGCTCACAGTGCAAGGTGTGCGCCGACTCGGTATCGGATCAGTCATGCACAACAAACCTGACCTGCTCAAAGAACTCATCTCAGACTTTATTCGTAACTCGGCTATGCGATTCGGTATATGCCTAGCGTTGTGGACTAAACAAGAATGGGAAGATGTATCCCACGGCACAACCAAGCCGATGCCTAAAGCTGCACCAACACCCCAAGCACAACCTGTAGTACTTGCCAGCAACCCACCAGTATCAGCAGACAACATTGAACGGTTCAAAGGTGCATGTGCTGAAGCAGCATTAGATTGGCGCGAAATTGCCAACAGTGCCGGTGTCAACCTAGACAACTTGCGCGAATCCGATATGGATTTGTTACGTGCCGCATATGCCACAGCCAAAAAAGCGTTGTACGCACCGAAACCTACTGTCGAACCTGAAGTGATGGATGACTTCAACCCTGCATACAACACCGAGGAAGCATTGGCCACAGTGGTTGACCTGTTTGTGGGTGCAGAAGTTATCGAGCCATCACGGAGCAACCATCCTGCCAATGGCACACCACAAATCAAAGAACCAAACGCATCAGCCACACCGCCACAGTTGGGCAAACTTCGTGCGTTATGCAGTGGTGCAGGTATCACTAGCAAAGAAGACCAGCTCTCTATGGCATCAGACCACACGAAACGACCTATCACATCGTTCAATGATCTAACCAAAAAAGAAGCATCAGAACTCATCAGCATTCTTGCCCCGTGAGCAAAAACAAATCCAAAGGCACAGCCTTCGAGACACTCATCGTTGACTATCTGAAACAGTTTTATCCGAACTGTGAACGACGCGCCCTACAAGGTGCGCTTGACAAAGGTGACATCACAGGGGTAGACAACCGCCTAGTCTTCGAATGTAAATCCCACAACACCCTCAACTTCTCTGGCTGGCTCAAAGAAGCCGAAACAGAACGGATAAATGCCAACGCAGAAGTTGGGGTTGTGGTTGCCAAACGTCGAGGGTATGGTAAAGCCGAAGATCAGTACGTGGTACTCACCGTAAAAGATTTGATCAAGCTGTTAAACATTACTGAATACTGATGTAACAACAACATAAAGGGTACGCTCCCTCATAACCGGCGCGTGTAGTTGTCCCCTAGCCATTGTCTGATCGCGGTGGACTAGGGGTAAAACCCTTTACCTGTAAGGAACCCGACCTTTTTGCTATGATTGGAGACACTAATGCGAAACCTTGTACGGCTATTTGCCGTTTCTATGGTAGGGATTATCACCTTCGGCAGCATCGTTTCGGCAGCCAAAGCCCCTTTGCCAACCCTTGAACCTCTTAGCGTGGCTGTCCGTGCGTCTGAGAAGGCATCTGAACCTGACATCGTGTTCCGTCACGGCGACATCTCATGGCTACCAGAACTAGCCACCGAAGCAGGCTGGCCACCTCACACATGGAAGAAACTGGGTCACATAATCCTTCGAGAATCCGGCGGCTGCCCGACCCGTATCGGCGGCTCTGTAGTGGACAAAGATTGCAACCTGATTCGCATGGCAACCATGTCGCATCCATCAGATACAGGACTCCTACAGATCAATGGAATCAACTGGGATTTTGAGCGAACCAAACTTGCAATTGTCTGTGTCCGTATGAAAGTATGCACCCAGGAGGAACTGATGAACCCGATAACAAACTTACGTGCTGGCAAACTACTGTTTGATGTGGCAGGCTGGAGTCCGTGGAATACGACGAAATGAGCCTCCTAGACAACTTCATCCTTGAATTAAAAGACAACGACTTCGGTTGGCAAAAGGATGCAAACTGTAAAGGTGCTGACACCGAAATGTTTTTTATGGAAATAGACGAAGCAGCTATTAACCATATAAAGATTCGTGAAGCAAGAAAAGTTTGTTTTGAATGCACAGTAAAAAAGGATTGCCTTGACTTTGCTGTAGTGAACAATATAAATTATGGGATATGGGGTGGATCAACCCCTCTGCAACGTAAGGAGATACGACATGAGCAACGAAACAGAGTTTGAACTCGAATACTGGCAGGATCGAGTTGACGCACTCGCTGTCACCAACCAAGCGTTACAAGATGAACGCGACCGCTACATGGATGCAGCTGAATCGTTAGCACAAGAACTTGACGCACTTAAAGCGACAGTGAAACAAGCCGAGTCTGTTATCTCCAGACTACGAACCCATATCGCACAAGGCATCGAACTTTAATAAACGCCGAGGGGCAACATGACACCAAACGAAATAGATATTTTTGTCAACCGTCTGCTCGCCATGTACCCAAATACATTTGCGCAACGCAGAACATTAGAAGCAGCATGGCGCAGGGATCATATTCTTTTAGAAGCAACTACAGAAAAAGCTGCCGAAGTATTGGAACGGTGCGTCGCACACGGCGCATTCCCAACCCAATTTGAAGTACGAACAATGTTTAACCCTGACCACAACAAACCAAAACAACTTGTCGGTTGCTGGCTATGCGACAACACAGGATGGTGGTCCCCGACTGAAGCCAGAGGTGTCAAACCTTGCCCATGCAGAAACGATGTTAAGTAATGAAAGACCCACAATATGATCGCAAATATTTGGCAACAGAAATTATCAAATCCTTTGGCCCAGATACAACAAACACAAATGTTGCAGAAATTTTAGGCATCGGTCGATCAACCGTATACAAATGGATTGAAAGACAAATACGATTTAATGCTTACGAAGCAGATCGTTACGCAATTAAATTAGGTTTACATCCCTGCGAAATTTGGGATGATTGGTTCACTATGACATTGGAGGAAACAGGATGAAAGTTTTAAGTTTGTTTAGCGGTGTTGGTGGGTTCGACATGGGTTTAGAGAACGCCGGTATGGAAACAGTGTTTCAATGTGAATGGGACAAACATGCCAACAGCATTCTGTATAAGCATTGGCCTGATGTCCCAAAATGGGATGATGTATCTACGCTGACAGGCAAGCATATCCTTGCTCATGCACCTGTCGTTGATGTTGTCGCATGGGGTTCACCATGCCAAGACCTGTCCGTTGCAGGCAAACGAGCAGGGTTAGAAGGTGGTAGGTCAAGTTTATTTCACGAAGGTATCCGAATTATCAAAGAACTACAGGAGGAAACTAATGGACAATATCCAAGAATCTCTATTTGGGAGAACGTCGTCGGCGCACTTAACTCCAACGGAGGGGCTGACTTCGGGATCATCCTCAACGAAATGGCTGAAGCAGGGGCGGTGGCAATCGAATGGAGTGTGCTGGACGCACAATACTTCGGAATACCCCAACGACGAAGGCGCGTGTTCGTCATCGCTATCTTTGATCCTGTCCTTGCCAGCCGATGTCCAACCCCGTTACTACCTGTCGCCAAAAGCTTGCCAGGGAATCTTGCGAAGGGCAAACCGGCGAGGAAAAGTGCTGCCGTTGAGACTGCAACGAGCGTTGGAACAGATGGTCAATGGGCTGCCGGAACAACCCCCGACGGGGACATCCTTAGAACAAGTGTGACTTCTAAATGGAGCAAAGGTTCAGGTGGACCGAGTGGTTCTGAATATTACAACATGGTCGTCGATGATGGCGCATGGTGGGATGGTAAAGACACAGCCGAAGCATTGACAACAACATCCAATGAGCAACGTATGCCAGATAAGCAACGGTTTCAGGCTGTAGTTGAACAAGATGTCGTCGGTGCGCTTGCTGCACGTGATTACAAAGGTGTAGGAAACCAGTATGTTGCTGAAAATAAATTAGTGACCGAACCGTATGTGAAGTCAAGTCGTGCGCAAACCTCTGACGATTCAGAAACTTGGATACCTGGCCAAGTGAACCCGACACTAAACTCGTTTGATGTTGGTGATACCCGTGCCACAACAGCCATCGTTGAACCAGTACAAATGAAAAATAACCCTGTCAAAGAAATTGTTGGCTCACTACAAGCCAGGGTAACAGCAACCAATCACGAATCCATAAGAGATGGACATGCCATAGTTGAGGAACCCATCTTCTTTCAGGCACACATGAGTGGAGAAGCACGAATCCAAGAAAAAGTTATGCACTCGCTATCAGCGATGATGGGTACCGGTGGCAACAATACACCGATGGTTGCTGAACCGACCTTAGCGTTTGATACACAGTTTGGCAGCAACGCCAATGTCACCGAGAACGTTTCGCCAACACTTAAAGCATCACAGCAATCACCGAGCGTTGCCTATCCGATACATGACCAAGCAACACGGCACTCCGGAAAGCGCGGTGACAAACAAGATGGTAAGGGAAATGGTTTAGGAATTGGGGGTGCAAGTGACCCAATGAATACGCTTACAGGCGGTGATCGTCACGCTGTAGCCTACGATGAATACAACGACAGCACCAACGAGGTGCATCACGCGCTCCGTGCAGGAACAAAACAATCCACAGGTGTACTAGAACCAACAATGGCGGTGCGTCGACTCATGCCACTTGAATGTGAACGGTTGATGGGATGGCCTGATGATCACACTAGATACAAAGCCGACGGCACAGAGCAAGCCGACTCACACCGGTATAAGCAGGCAGGCAACGGAGTCGCATCACCAGTAGCCCAATGGATCGCAAAACATATCTTGGCAATCTGATGAACAAACAAACCTGGTCATGCCCACAATGCAAACAAACGATTACCACCTACATTCGTCTTGTTCAGCCACCTGTATGTGATAACAAACATAAACCAATCGAGATGATCAGCAAAAAATAGGATCGCCTCAACCCTCGGAATAGGGGTAACAAGGGGAGGCGATCCCGATGGAGATGACACGGCTCACGCCGATGGTTTGCCATCCCCAAACCTATGCTATCTGCACCACCGTCACACCTGCAAATCCGTTACCCTCCACGGCAGCTACAGCACTAGACTTGTTGGCAAACATAAACCAAAACCTATCGGCAGAGGTAAACGTGTTGCCCTTCCAACGGTAAGGACCCGCCCAGGTGCGCCCATCGTTGTTGCGTCGAACTACCCAACGCTCAATGGAGGGTTTACGATGACGCTCACCAACCACCAACCTGACACGCTTGCCGGTACGGCGAGCTATCCGAACCCACATCAACGGATAGAATCCAACACGTCGCGCCCTGTCTGAGTGATCGAGCAAACTTGCTGATCAACTTGAGCCGATGAATGTCGAACCTCACCCGTTAGGGCGATGTAACCGGCTTGGCGTAGTTCGCTGCACCGTTTCCAATAGCAACACTTGGGGAGCATGGCAAGGCCACTCGCGTGACCTGCCTCTTCATCCGTCATGTCTGCCACGGCGTAACGCGACAATAACAACTCCCGTTGTGACCCTGCACGAACACTCAAATTCTGTGCTGCCTTCGTCGATGTCGCCGGATCGTTGGCACGAACCCCCAACCATCCGTTCACCAAGCCGATAGCCGCCCATTCATCGTAAAGAATAGGGGTCATGCTGCCACCAACTTAGGCACGATACGACCCAACGCCGTAGAGATATGCGCGTCAAGGTAATTCTCAAACTCGCCGTAAGTGATCCTGCCACTGTCAACCGCGATCCACAATAGATCGTACTTGTATCGAACGTCAATATCCATATTTGGGCGATGGCGTGGAATATCTCGCGCAAGGTATCGCGCTCTCAATTCCGGCGTATCCAATGGTGCGATGGCCTCGCGCCAACGCTCTAAAGTTTGCTTATCTACCTTCATCGCATAACCCCTATCTGTATTGTCTAGCCAGGTTGACTAGATCGCTCCCGTTGTCGCCATGACACGACACGCCCCCTACGGGGTACGGGATACCGATTACAATTTGTAACGCTCTGCATTCTGTCGACGCAACTCCCAACTAATCTGCGCCCTGCGCCTCCACTTGTCGCGCTCCACCGTTGCACCTACCCACCACCCCAACGCGATCGCAGCGCTTAGTGACCCCATCACAATTAGTGTCAATGTGTATTCATCCATCATTCACCCCCTTCACCTTCGAATTGTGCCGAACCCATCTCTAATACCGTTACGCGAGGGTCAAAATATTCTATGATTCCGGCAACCGTCCACGGCTCAAAGGTAATCGGATCAGTAGCATCAGCGTCATCTAAATATTTTTTTGCCTTAATTGCTGCCACTTGTATAGCCTCCGATTCCGAATCGGCTAACCCCACCACCCCGTAGTAGGTGGCAATTTGCGCGACATAATAAACGCCGTTCATTAATAGCCCCATTCCTGGATTGATAGATCACACTTCGCGCAAGTCCACTCGGGAACCTCGGCTTTATCCCAAGTCGCTATCGGGTGCTTATCGTTGCCCTCGGGATCGACATCAGGCAACACACGGCCGCATCCATAACAAAAACACTCTGCATGGAATGTGAATCCGATAGTGAACTGATCTATAAAACGTTTTTTGGTATCCGTAAACACTAGTAGCCCCCTTGTTGTAGTTGTTTTGCTAAACGCTCTGCACACTTGACAGCACCTGAACGGCTCCCAAATTGGCCATGATCCCCCCAAGTGTCGATGTCTGCATCGTCGCGCACGATCCGGATCGTGTAACGGCGTTGGCCACCCCATGCCCCGTAACTATCGCGCTCCGAACTTATAAAGAATCGGCCACCATATACACGGCCACCGATACGACTCCCGAAGAATCGTAGAGTGGACTCATTAAACCAATGCTGCCCCCTTGCCCGATTCTCATATTGCACATTAGTCATCGATTCCCACTTGCCACGGGTCAACACTGCACCCCGATTATCTGTCACTGATTCCATCATTGCCCCCTAACTTCGTACGGGTTGCCTAGACCAACTTCACGCGATAGTAGATCGCTTGCAGTGATGTCTAAAGTTTTAGCTACTCGGTCAATGTCGCAACCATTGAATCGAATCCCGACAATTGGTGCGCCCTCATCGTCGCCAACTAGATAGATTTTTGCATCAAGTTTTGAATTTTTGAACTTGAAGGTGATCCAACTAATTAAAGCGTCGCGCTCTTCATCGTCGATAACCCCCCATAATTTTACGTTCGCGACAAGTCGCGGCATGAATAGTGCATTATCTCGCATCTCTAACCCCTCTCAATAATGGAGCGTAACCATTACGCCCCGTAACAGTGAGACTATCCCACCATCGCGCCCAAGTCAAGCCATGACGCTTACGCCCCCCACGGAGGCAACTTGGGCAACCCTCTAACCGATATGCTTGGCCAACAACGCACACAAACTGCAAGAGTCGACATCTCCCGTGACCTTGCACTCATCACCCTCATAGATCGCGTGGCCTTCATCTCTCCACCTCCACAACGACAGCATGAACGGATCACGGTCAAGCCAAGCCAAGCCGTACTCATTCACCACCCCGAAGTCCTCGGCATTGCGAACCAACACGAAGTAAGTCATTCTCATATCTTCACTGAATGAGAACCCCTCGGCATCCTCGCCCCAAACTTGCGACTCATAATACTCCGAAGAATATTCAAGTGCCTTCTCCTCGGTGTCGAACTGCGTCACCACCTTCACAAGTTCGCAAGTGTTGAGACCTCGCGTAAAGTCTCCGAACCCCTCCACCACTAAATAATCCGTATTCACTTGGCCACCTTCTCACTCACCAAGCGACACCACTCAGCAACCTCAGCAACTTGCTCATCGTAAGACAATTGGAACGGATACCCATCACAAATAACGTTCTCATCACCCTCATACTTCTCCAACACCAATTCAAGCGCATACATCGCGTGAACCACCCTATGAAGCGCGACATCGAACTCGCGCCCCACTTCTACTTCATTAAAATTATGTCTCATAAATACCCCTTCATTAAGTTGAATCGGAACCACTCCGACACACTGAGCATACGGCCACCCACCCCACTTGTCAAGTCATAACCAAAACAAATATCGACCACCACCCCACGGCAGCGACATCACCTACAGAGATAGGCGACACTGATCTATCTTTACTTGTGATACCCCCTGTAAGTTACTGTCGGGTAGCTTGTGGGGGGTGTTTGTGGTCAGCCAACCACGGAGAGTGAGCGTCACTTAGAGTGGTCACACGGCCACGTTACCCAGGGGTAACCTACCAACCGGTAACGGGGGGTATGCCGAGGCACAGGGGGATATAGATACATATTAGTGTTTGTGTCGGCGTGTGGTTTTGTGGTTTGGAAACCCTGCTCTGGAGGTGGGGTGGGGTTCTGACTACTGTGTGTGGTCGAGTTTGTTTCGTGTTGGGAGATATATACATAAATGTGTATCTCACGAATTGCTGGCGGCCAAAGATTGTGATGGTGTTTGCTCCCCCCACGGTTCGCTCTCTTGGGAGCAGGTCGCCGTAGCCAAGAGTTTTAGCCGACACCTTAATTTAATGAGTTGACGTTCATCACGCTGCTTGAACCATGTTAATAGTTCATCGAACCACGTTTCCGTGGATGAATGTCCCGCCCTGTGCAACGAGGGTACGACCGTGAAAGTAATGGTTTGTCGTCATCCCGACGAGTGTGAATGTTGAGTGTAGCAGATGTTTTTAATGTTGGTGGGCGAGGGGAGAACCGGAGTTAGTAACCCGACGAAACTATCTCAACGGACACACCCACCAACAGGTGTATAGTATCAGAGTATGAGGGAATTTGAATTGTTGCTTGGTGATTGTCGTGACGTGTTGCGAACGTTGGCTGATAATTCGATTGACAGCATTGTGACTGATCCACCGTATGAGCTTGGCTTTATGGGTAAGTCTTGGGATGCGTCTGGTGTTGCTTATGATGTGACGGTGTGGCAGGAATGTTTGCGTGTGTTGAAACCTGGTGGACACTTGTTGTCGTTCGGTGGTTCACGGACATATCACCGTATGGCGTGTGCTATCGAGGATGCAGGGTTTCAGATCAGGGATCAGATTATGTGGGTGTACGGGTCGGGGTTTCCGAAGTCGCTGAACATAAGCAAATCTATTGAAGGATTACTCACGACGGGTTCGGCCAATAAAACAGCATTCAAGAATTTGGCTGGTGAGCAAGTTGATCGTGGTGATTGGGGTATTGCTAAACAACAGTTCACTCATGGTCAGCGTGATACAAACTATGACGAAACAGCCAGTGCGACACGGTTGGGAAAACTTGAACCGACTACAGATGAGGCTAAAGAGTGGAATGGTTGGGGAACGGCACTTAAACCAGCGCACGAACCGATTGTGTTGGCTCGTAAGCCGTTAGATGGAACTGTTGCCAACAATGTTTTGACGCATGGTGTTGGCGGTATCAACATTGACGGATGCAGAGTGGGTGACGAAGTTCTTGGTGGTGGGACAATGCCAAATCTGCGTGATGTTGGTGCTATGAGTAAAGAAGCAACTGGGATTGACAAACTTTCATTTGGTCAAAATCCAAGACCTGCAACACGTTTGGAAAATCAAAGTCATGTGGGTCGTTTCCCTGCGAACTTTATTCATGACGGTTCAGACGAAGTGTTAGAACTATTCCCGTCTGACAAACCAAACCAGTCTGCTGCACGGTTCTTTTATTGTGCGAAAGCCAGCAAGAAAGATCGCAACGAAGGCTTAGACGGATTCGCTGAGAAACGCCCTGACGAACGAACTACAACAGGGATGGGAACATTTGATGAGAAAGGTGTTGCAAAGCAAGCCAACCATCACCCAACGGTGAAACCAACAGACCTAATGCGATACTTGTGCAGACTGGTCACCCCACCAAACGGGACAATTCTTGACCCGTTCACAGGTTCAGGTTCGACAGGCAAGGCAGCTGTGTTGGAAGGCTTCAACTTCATTGGTGTCGAGCAATCGGCAGAATATATTGAGATAGCCAAAGCACGTGTAAACTCGGTGTATGACAGCAGGCCGTAGTGGGCGACGACAAATACCGCCACAAGATGTTGCAAGGTTTTGGCAAGCACGGGCATCAGGTATGTCAATCAAAGATGCAGCGAAGATCGCTGGTGTGCATATCAACACCGCACAAAAATGGGACTCCAAGAAGCGTAAAGTAAAGGCTGAGTTGGAGTTAGCGAACCTTGATGGGGCTAAAGTACGCAAAAAAGAAGGTGGCGTACAAGCTGACGCATGGCAAAAAGTTATGGATGTGTCCGATTTGCCACCGGTTATTCCGTATGACCGTCTAAAACCTGAAGCGCAACGGGCGTTAACCGATTTTGATTATTTCCGTAGACGCTATTTGGGTCGTGTGCCTTCCCCGTGGCAGGTTGATGCCGCATACCAGATCGAAGCATGGCTTTACAACGACGATAAAGAGTTTGTGGTGTTGAACTGTCCCCCAGGTGCAGGCAAATCCACGTTGTTCCACGATGTGGCTGTGTGGCAGATAGTAAAGAACCGCAAAATTCGTGTGATGATCGGCTCCGTGTCACAAGCACTGGCAAAAATGTATTCGCGCCGTATCCGTGAAACCTTAGAACGCCAGTTCCCGTTAGACCCTGACCCGATCCTGATAGACAAAGGATTAGCCATCAAAGCCGAAGCATGTCTTGCCATAGACTTTGGTAGGTTTAAGCCTTCAACAAGTGGTAGCCTGTGGCGAGCCGAAGAATTTATTGTCGAACAGGAGGACATGGGTGGACTGGACAACAAGGAACCTACTGTTAGTGCTTATGGTATCGAGTCTGAGTTCATTGGCCACCGTGCGGATCTCTGCTTATTTGACGACGTTGCGAGTCCGGAAAATGCTAAAGAAAGTGCGGCACGAGATAAACTTATTGAACGATGGGACTCAATGGCAGAAGCTCGCGTCGACCCAGGCGGCCTTCTCGCAGTTGTCGGACAAAGACTCGGACCACTTGACCTCTACGCCCACTGCCTCTCCAAAATCACGTACGAAGATTTCGAAGACAACTACGACGGGTCAGACACCACGGACATCTCCGAAGACAAAGAACCCCTCAAAAAACACAAGTACCACCACCTCATCTACAAAGCGTATTACGAAGAACTAGACACAGGTAAAGCGTCTAAACGTAACAGTTCACCAGCATGGCCTGAAGGCCCACTGCTAGACCCGTACCGTCTTTCATGGAAAGACCTGTCGTATGTGAAGCACTCTAACCCTGCAAAGTTTGCTGTGGTGTATCAGCAAGAAGATCAAGCTGAAGGCAACTACCTCATTGAACGGGTGTGGGCTACCGGCGGTGTGGGTGCTGACGGTGTGATGTATCCAGGGTGTATTGACAATGATCGTCGACCAGGACATATTCCACAAAACTTGCAGCCACCACTCATTTCGATTGCTTCAGTTGACCCGTCACCAACAATGTTTTGGGCTATCCAATGGTGGATCTATCAACCTGAAACCAACCTGCGATTCCTGATTGATTGTGAGCGCGTAAAACTTACTGCTGAAGGATTGTTGGGATACGACATTTCGGGGCGCACCTATTCAGGGATCATGGAAGATTGGCAGAACAGGTCGTTTGAGTACGGCTACCCAATCTCCCACTGGATTGTGGAAGTGAACGCTGCACAACGATTCTTGTTGGCACACGACTTTGTTCGCAAATGGCAGGCATTACATACCGTAAACGTGATACCTCACACCACTAGCCGCAACAAACTAGACGAAAACTTGGGTGTCGAAGCGTTGCTACCTAACTTGTGGCGTTCTGGTCAGGTTCGTTTGCCTACGATGCGCGAGAACTGGAAGACTTTGGCGTTCATTGAGGAGATGTCTTCGTGGACTAGAGACAAAAAGGCGGGTACTGACCTTGTGATGGCACACTGGTTTGCTGAACTACATGCACCAAAACTGCGACAAGGTATTACCCCACCGAAACAGTGGCGACCTTCTTGGATTTAGTATGGTATCTTTGTTCTAATTCTCATATTTAGGAGTGCGTTTGCTTACCACTGAAGAAATCGTTGCTCTCTATGAGCAGAGGCGCAGAGCGCAGGGTCCTTTGCAGGAACAAATGCGCCGTGTACGCGACCTCGCTAACGGTGATGTGATTGTTCCACTAAACGAACTAGACAAAAACGCTAAAGCGTCTGTGGCAAACCTGTTAGTACAGGGCTTGGATCAAATGTCGATGCGTGTCGCGTCAACAATGCCATCCCCATATTTCCCTCCAGTCAAAGAAGGCTCAGACCGTTCAAAGTCCACAGCCAAAATGCGTAAACGGGCGATGCTCTCCATTTGGGATCACAACCGTATGCAAATGAAGATGCGCCGACGCGCACGACACCTTCTCGGTTACTCACAGTCGGCTGTTGTACTTAAACCTGACTTCAAAACTTTGATGCCAACGTGGACTGTACGCAACCCACTAGATACCTACCCTGCGTTCACCGATGATCCAGATAACCCAGTCCCAGAAGACTGCATCTTTACATTCAAAGCCACAGCAAGTTACCTGCTACAAAACTATGGCGATCTGGTGCTAGGTAAATTGCGTATGGGCAAAGTTGATGGCTCAACCAAATACACCATGCTCGAATATGTGGCACCCGACTACATGTATCTTGTCGTTTTGGGTGCAGAAGACAACCCAACCCTAAACGCATCAGAACGTGCCGGTATCGAAGCACTCACCATCGAGATGATTCCGAACCGCACCAACATGCCGTTGGCTGTTGTAGCAAACCGCATCACCCTAGACAAGCCACGCGGCCAGTTTGACGGTGTGATGGGCATGTACTACACACGCGCACGACTACAAGCATTAACCGAAATTGCTATCGAACGCGGTATCTTCCCTGAAGAATATCTGATTGCACGACCAGGCGAAAACCCTGAAATCATGCAAGTAGCAAACGGCAAACAAGGACAGTTGGGTATTGTCAAAGGTGGCGACATTCAACAGTTGCAACTCAACCCAGGCTATAAGACCGATACCGCATTAGATCGGTTGGAGCGTCAAGAACGGTTAGAGGGTGCAATTCCCGCAGAGTTCGGCGGTGAATCAGCATCCAATATCCGAACTGGTCGTCGCGGAGAATCAGTCCTTTCAGCAACCGTAGATTTCCGTGTTCAAGAAGCACAAGCAACCTTTGAACAATCACTGTTCGCAGAAGACAAGATCGCTATTGCAATCGAAAAAGCGTATTGGGGCAACACCACCAAAACATTCTATATGGGTGCCAAACAGTCAGCTGGCATGGAGTCATACCAACCAAACAAAATTTGGCAAACCGACTTCCACTATGTCGCATACTCGGCAGCAGGATCAGACGTAAACAGTTTAATCGTAGGTTTAGGTCAGCGGCTCGGAACGGGCTTAATGAGTAAAGAATCAGCGCGTGAAGCGGACCCACTCATATCCGACCCTGACCTAGAACATGACCGCATCATCGCAGAAGGAGTTGAAGCTGCCTTACTATCATCCATACAACAGCAGGCTGCGAATCCTGAAGGCCCGTATCAGCCAGAAGATTTGGCATACCTCACCAAACTTGTCGTCGAACAAGACGTACCCCTATTCGACGCTGTTAAACGGACAGACCAGCGGGCCAAAGACCGCCAAGCAGCACAAGCACCAGCAGGCGCGCCAGAAACAATGCCAGGACTAGCCATGCCAGGAATGGGTGGACAAATGCAAGCAGGCCCACCACCACAAGCAGGTCCACCACCAATTGATCAACTACTCGCACAACTAGGGGGCTAAATGAGTGATGTTCAAGCAGGCAAAAATAACGTAGCAATCCAAGCAGCTACAGGTCAAACCTATGGTGAAGCAGGCAAACAGATTGCCGCACAAAAAGCAGTTCCAATGGGTGGCGCACCAACAAATGTTCAAGCACCACAAATTCAACGCCCAGTTCCAGGGACTTTAGGTTCGTTAACACGCCCAACAGAACGCCCATCGGAACCGATTACCGCTGGCGCACCGTTTGGTGCAGGCCCATCACCAATGGGTGCTGGTATCCCTATGCCAACAGGCGATCAAGCATTGGCTGAATTGCGAGCAATATACGCTATGTACCCGAACGATGATTTGGCTGACCTGATTGATTCTGCTACCCGTGAAGGTTTGTAATGCCTTCGTCGTGGATTGATGGCGTATCAGAACAACGTGTCAATGAACTGATCTACAACCAAAACAAATCTGCCGAACAAAACAAAACAAAAGCAAACCCTGTTGTAGCACAAAAAGTTGGAGAAATCTATAGGGCTAACCCGTGGATGACACCTGGACAGGTGTTGTCTTTGGCTAAAGCAGGTGCGTCACCTGAAGCGGTTGAACTTGCTTCCACTCAACAAGCACGAAATCTTCCTGCACAGTTAGATCCTGCTAAACCACGTAACAAATCGTGGTGGGAACGCAACGTTTTTGACAATGTAAAAGAAACTGCTCGATGGTCGTTTGCTGCTTTGAACGCAACACCAGAAATTGCACAAAACATCGCTTCACAAATTGCGTCACCGAACGATCCTGGTGGTTTTGATGGATGGTTTAAGTCCACAAGTTTGGGAACAATGTTTTCTGACTCTGATGAAGCCGGTGAAGGCTGGTTTATTGGTGGTAAAGCTGCTGAGAAGCAGGCTGAACGCGCTCGACAGGTTCGTGGCACCATTAACGGTTCTGCATGGACTGTTGGCCGTGGTGCCGCCGATGTGTTCTTTACTCCTGGTTCTAAACAGTATTCAATTCTGTCAGGCTTTTTGGATGCGGCAGTAAACGTTGTTGCTGACCCTACCTTTATTGGTGGTAAAGCTGTTGCAGGTTTGAAAGCTGAACGTGCGTTGATCAAAGGTATTCAAACTGTTGACGAGATAGAAGCCGCTAAGAAGATTGCTCTTGTTGCAGATAAGGCTTTGGCTGGTTTGACGGACACAGAAAAAGCGGCTTGGGATACTTCAAAGTTTATGAAGTTTTTTACTACGGATACACGGGCGAAACGACTTGTTTCGCTTCTCGCTGACGAGAAAACGGATGATCCTGTAAAGATTTTGTTTGATGTATTTGACGGGAAGATTGATACCGAGACAGCGTTAAAGTTGGCTAACGCTAAAACTACAGATCAAGTGTTGGGCATTATCGGTGAACAAACCGCTGTGTTGGATGAAATTTCTGCCCGTGCTTTGCCACAAGATATTCGAGATATTCGTGGCGCAAAATGGGGTACTCAGTACAAGGAACGAATCCCTGGTGTTAACTCGTTTAGGCAGTCACGGTTATTGACGGAGATGCCCGAAAACTTTGTTGTTCATGGTTCGGGATCGGATCGTGTTAAAGCAATTAAAAACTACCGAAACTATTTGAACACCATTAAGGGCAACTTTACGGAAAGCGACGAAGGCAGGGTGCTCATGCGCCAAGTCTTTGATGCTTACAGTGACACTAGTAAGGCAAGTGTTGACGCTGCGCGTGACGCATTTGAGTCCACAGTCAAAGTGTTAATGGCAGACGAAGGTGTGCCAGACAATCTTATTAAAGACATCTTTCTAAAAACCAAAGCAAGCGTTGATGAAACCAAAGCATATTTTGTTGATGAAGCCGGTGACGCTACAGACGCAGGATTTGTCCAAGCATTAATTTCGGCAGGCAAAATTGATCCAGCGCAATTTGACAATCTTTCCCCAACAGAAATAGCACAGTTACGTTTGCATGGTCCAGGTTCCGTTGTGGAACTATTAGACCGCACTCATGTGTTGCCTGATGTCCGTGTTGTGCGACGGGTGACAGGAAACCCATATTTGAAAACGATGATTGCTAGAGCAGATGGCGATCCGCGAGCTGCTATAGCGATGTCAGAGTACCTTCAAAACAAAGTTTGGAAACCACTAACCCTTGCTACTGGTGGTTACATCATGCGAAACATGTTTGACGCGCAAGTTCGTATTGCCACGATTGGCAAAGAAGGTTTCTTTAATCACCCGTTGCGATACATCGGTTGGGTCATGGGGGAAAAGGGTGGCGAAAGAATCGTTGGTCGACGCTTTGATGCTTTCATCAAAGATTCGGCAGAACAGTTTGATGACACCATTGATTATTACGAGGCTGCAACCAAACTTAAACTTGGTCGAGGGTTAGACGACATTGTTCCTTCTCAGGTTCGTGCTGTGCGTAACGGATCATGGAAGATTGTTTCTCAATCAGAATCACCTGAGTTGTGGCTTAAAGGTTTGCGAGATGAGTTAATTCAAATTTCTAAAGACTCTATTGAGAACGGTGTTGCTAAAGGAATCTCAACAGACGACCTAATCAAGTATCTGCGAACCAACCCTAAAGGCAAAGAAGCGTTAAAAGATTTAGAAAAATATCTTGACAACGGAATTAACATCATCAAAGAAGATGGTTGGTCTTTCAAAAGCAAGATTAACAACATTGACGACGACGTTCTCCGTGAATGGATTGAACGACTTGCCAAAGGTCGAGTTGATCTAAAAACGGGTGGCGACAAAGAATTGATGTTTGCTGTTGGATACCGTCGCGTACCGTTAAATGAAACCTTTGCAGAGTTTGCTGACGACATTGACCCACGCCAAATCCTTGACGGCCCATCTAGCCCTGGCAGGGGATCGCTTGTTGATCTAAGTGGCAAAGGTAAAGAGAAAATACTTGCTGTTGTTACAGATGTAGTTGACACACCACAAGGCCCAAGATGGCAATTGCAACGTGTTTCAACAAACCAATTTACTGGTGCTGGAATTGACCCTGAAGAACTTGCTTTGGGAAGGGCTGAACTTACGCGCCTTATTGAAAGCAAAGCAGGCAGTGGAATTTTGCCTAAGAAAGTAAAACTTGCCGAACAGTCCATTGTCCAAGATTCATCAAACCCTGCTGGCAGAGCATTAGATCGCATGACAAACCTGTTCTTCCACGAACTGTACGAGAAGCGATTTGTCAATAAACTTGAACGCGCTCCTGTGTATCGACAGTTTTACTATGAGCAAATAAGCCGTAATGCTGGTTCGCTGTCTGCTTCCGAAGCACAAAACTTGCTGTCCGACATTACGAGTGCATCCAAACGGTTAAAAATGAAACCGTCAGAATATGTTGGAAGCAAAGACAACTGGAAACAAATTCAGGAACTTGCTGCAACAGCCAACGGCACAGGAACAATCCGTGACCTAGATGACTATGCAAGTTTGATGGCTTTAGATTCGGTTAAAACTTCCTTGTTTGATGCCACATCCAAAAACAACTTGGAAGACATTTTGCGTATCGTCGTACCGTTCGGTGCAGCATGGCGCGAAGTATTAGGCACATACGCAAAATACGCTATTGAAGACCCAACTCGTATTCGTCGAGCACAACAAATTTTTAACGGTATGGCTAACGCTGACCCTGACGCAGACGGACAAGGGTTCTTCTACAAGGATCCAACATCAGGCGAATACTCATTCAACTTCCCAATGTCAGGAACAATTGCAAAACTGTTGACAGGAGTAAACGCCCCACTGCAAGCACCAGTAAAGCGTGTATCTATCGGTCTAAACGTCATTCCGGCTATCGGCCCTGTGGGTCAGATTGCTGCTTCAGCGATCATTCCTGACACCCCTAGTTTTGATGGTGTTGTAAGCATTCTGTTGCCATACGGTCGTGGGACTAGTGCTTCGATTGTGCCTTCGTGGGCAAGAAAACTTAAATCAGCGTTGTTTGATAACGAAGGTCAAATGCAAACGATTTATGCCAACACCTATGTGGATGTTGTCCGAGCCTTGTCTGCATCAGGTGATTATGATTCAAGCACCGAACAAGGTAAAGCACAGTTGCTTGAAGACGCAAAAGGTAAAGCAAGAATCCTTGCCTCAATGAGAGCATTAGGGCAGTTCATCGGACCTGCTTCACCATCTAACGAATTTATTGTTGATTCCAAAGAGGGCGACATTTATGCGTCGGCTCTTATCAAAGAGTTTTACAAGTTGCAAACAAACAACTATGACACAGCCGTATCGGAGTTTATTCGCATTTACGGTGACGATGCCATGCTGTACTTGTCGTCTAAAAGCAAAGCAACACAGGGCGGTCTTGAAGCATCTAAAGAGTTCGGTGATTGGGAACGCGGCAACGAAGATTTGGTTCAGCAGTACCCAACCATCGCAGGATATTTTGCTCCTGGTGGATCAGATTTTGATTTCCAAACATGGGAACGACAAATCCGTTCAGGTGCGCGTAAGCGTTTAACAGCCAATGAAGTCATTGAGCAAGCCCAATATCGTATTGGTTCAGCACAATACCGTGCTTACAAAGCCCAAGTTGGTTCATACCCGAACGAAGAACAAAGGGCATGGCTAAAAAACGTGCGTACAAAGTTAAACGAAAAGTACCCAGGTTTCCCTGTTGTCCCTATATTCACAGTTGGTGAATTTGAGAGAAACATTGAGAAGATGCGTTCTGCCGTACAGAACACAAAACTTGCGGATAACGATGTGGCTAAATCGTTGGCAACCTATTTGCAGTATCGTGATCAAGCAATCAGCAACTATGTTGCTGGTGGCGGTCAACCGTCAGGATTAGGTACAGCCAAAGCTGCACAACCTCTCCGTGATTACTTGTCTTCCATTGGGCTAACATTGATCCAGCAGACACCTGATTTCGCAAGGATTTGGGAACGTGAACTACAATCGGAAGTTGACCAATGAGCATGACACCTGATCCCGTTAATCCTGCCGATCCACTAGGGGTCGGTGCTGCGCCTTTGACTACAACAGCGGGAGCGAAAGGTGCGACACCTTTCCCTCGACCTGTAACAACCAACGTTTTGCCAGCAGAAGCATTACCAGAAACAGGAGCCTTTCTTCCACAGACCAGTACCCGTTTGGAAGGAAGCGCAGATAACCCGCGTGTTGGCCGTACGACCACAGGATATTTGTATGCAGGACAAAACCTTGTTGACGAAAAAGGGCGTATTGCCCGTGCGCCATATGACATTGTTCGTGAAACTTACACAGAACTAACCAAACTGGATAGCACTCAACGCGCTGCTTTGTTGAAAGAAATGTATGAGCGAGGCTTATACGAGAAGGGTGTCAAACCTACAACGACCGGCTTGGGTCAACAAGATCTGCGTGTTATGAGCGACATTCTAAAATCATCAAACCAGTACGGTTATGACTGGAGAACTTCATTAAACTTCATTCGACAAGACAACCCTGTGTCCACTTCAGGTTCGGGTCGGCGTGTAAGCCAAAAACTTGATCTTGCTAAAGATTTGCAACGTGAGGCTTTGGGTACATTAGGTCGTGCGTTAACAAAACAAGAATTAAACGCTTTGGTGCTGCAAGTTCAACGAGGTGAAGCTGCTGGTACGGCAAGTACATCTACACTTGTTGAGATGGCTCCTGGACAAGCAAACCCTGATGAAGCGCAAGCCTATGGTTTTGCCCGTGTTGCCGATTTCACCTCACAGATATTGGGTGGTAACTAATGTCTATGCGACCACAAGACCTTAGTTTTGGTGGTGGTGAGGCAAGCGAATCTTTGTTGTCCCCAGAGAACCAAGTTCCTGCCCCACCAATTTTTCAGACGGTTGAAGAAATCAGACAAGAACTTGCCGACACAAAGAAACTGTACGACGACACAAAACTTGGTTTCGGTAACACAAAACTTGTGCAATATAAGTCTCAGACTCAGTTGGATTCGGCTAAAACACAAGCGTTCAAACTGATCAACGAAACTATCCCACAGAAATTGAAGTTGCGTAAAGATTGGGAAACAAAGTATTCTGCGAAACGTTTGCAACTCTTTGGTGCAGATACAGAACTGATGACAGCGCAAGAAGTTTTTGATACTCAACAGTTGTTAAAAAACGCAACAAACACTACCGATCCTGAACTTCAGGCATACGATCAGGCTGTTGCCCGTGTTGATGAACTTAAAACAAAGTTCACTACATCCGGTACGGCTGAATCACAGTTAACTGGATCAGAACAACAGTTGGCTTTGGCTGCTGCTTGGAAACAAGTTATCCCAACCATTACAGATAAAGTCAAACAACTTCGAGCAAAGAACCTGCCAACCGTTTTAGGCAAATATGGTGATCTAGGAACTTTGACAAATTTTGTTCCTGTGACTGACGTAGAAAAAAATGTTGGTGCTGCAATCTCTGAGGCAAACAAATTGGCTGAAGTTGAATTTAGTACCGAACAGGTTGAAGCAACAGATAAATTCGGTCGACCTACTTCGTACACCCGTTTGCGTGACCAAGAACAAAGCAACATGTTGTCAAGGTTTTTGGATCGTTCAAAGAAGGTGTCCACAGCAACCCCACAGGAAGCAGCTGCTCTTGTCAATGTTCAAGTTGGCGCACCAACTAGTGCTATGGCTGCCAAAGAGGGTGGGACACAGAATGTTGTTCCCGCTCCAGTAACGGCTACAAGTAATATAAACAACCTTAAAGCAACTACGGTTACAGCACCAACTAAAGCAACTACTGCTGGTCCTCCAGGTGTTCGTGGCGGTTTGGTTATCCCAACTGTCACAACTACACCCACGGGTGGTGGCGGTGGCGGTGGCGGTGGAGGAGGGACAGGTGGAGGAGTGACCCCACCAGTAAGACCTAAGGCTGTTTCTCCTGACGCTTGGAAAGATATTCTTCGTCAAACATTTCCTTCCTACACAAACGAATGGTTGAGCGATAACGCAACCACCCACTTTGGTCCTGACCTGATTGCTTTAATGGTCGAGGCTTCTAAGCCGAATGGCAAATATCAAGGTTTAACAACTGATGAAGGCAGACAGGCATATGCCCTTGCGCTGAAGCAGACAGTTTATTACACAACAACTGAAACAAACGCTCGCGATTTTGACCAACAAACCACAGCAAACAAACAGTCTTTAGTCAATAGAAAGAAACTAGAAATTGCTGATGCTTACGGCGACATTGGTTTTGACGATGCCACTTTGACCGCATTGGCTACAGACGCAGCACGTAAAGGTGTTACTGGTTTAGGTTTGAAGCAGGCAGTTTATTCAGGAACGTTTAAGCAACAGGCCGCTCAACCTGCTTTGGCTGGTCGAGCGTTGGAAGGTGCTGACGCTGATCGTATCCGTCAATTGGGTAAAGCATGGAACACAAAGATTTCTGATGATCAAATTAAATCTATTTTAACTAGTACTCCTATGGCTGGTTCTGGTCTTGTGTTGACTGAGGAGGGTTTGCGTCAGCAGTTGCAATCTAAGTGGAAGGGTGCTATGCCACATTTGGCTTCGCAGTTTGATGCTGGTTTAACTTTGGAAGATATTGGTTCAACGTATCGAGAGTATGCAGCCCAGTTGTTGGAACAGACACCAGATCAGATCAACATGTTTGATGGGCCATATTTGCAGGCGTTTGGTTCTCAGGAGTCGGGTCAGTTGTCTTTGACGGATTGGACTAAGAGGGTCAAGTCTGATCCTTCGTTTGGTTGGCAGTATACGAAGCAGGCTAATGATCAGGCTACGGATATTGGTTTGACTTTGGCTCGCGCATTTGGAAAGGTGGCGTAATGGTAATGATGCGTGATCCTAATTGGACTGGTCCAGGACCAGGACCAATGATTGATGTTCCAACACCAGAAGAATTGCAACAGCAGTTTAATGATTTTTATGATTACCGAAACAGTTTGCTGACTCCTGCTACTTCAGGTGAAGCCCCTGTTACCAAGCCAACCGAATCAGATGAAGATAGACGGATACGGGAAGCCAGCGAACGTGAAGACGCACAAGCCGAAACAGCACGACTCAATAGGCGCAAAGACGCACGATCATCCATTAACACTGTGTTAGCAACCTACGGATTAAGCGATTTAGCAGAATATGTTTACAACGAAATCATTGTTAAAGAAACTGTAAACATCAACAACCCTGACGCAATTATTTTTGCTGTCCGTGACCAACCGACATACAAGAAGCGTTTTGCTGGTAATGCCGCCCGACTAAAAGCAGGTTTGGCAGAACTTGATCCAGCATCATATATCGGACTAGAAAATCAGTATCGTGAAACCTTGCGATCCAACGGTCTGCCAGCAAACTTTTATGATGGCAACGACGACTTCCAAGCCTTCATCGAAGGTGATGTATCCAACGCTGAACTAAACGAACGTGTCCAACAAGGATACCGTGCTGTTGCTGACGCAGACCCACAAGTTAAAGCACAAATGCAAAACTTGTACGGTGTTGGCGAAGGTGAATTAGTCGCATATTTCCTTGATCCTCAACGAGCAGCACCGCTGTTAACTCGTCAGGCGAAAGCAGCCAAGATCGCTGCTAGGGCTTCTGAGTCAGCAGGCATCCAACTCACAGGTGGCCTTGCAGAAGACCTGGCTCGTCGAGGTGTCACTGAGACAGAAGCCGAAACAGGGTTTACCGCTATTGGCAAACTTGGTGAGCTGACAACACAACTCAGTGGCGAAACAGCACTCAGCCAAGAACAGATCATCGGTCAACAGTTCGGTACCGATGTTGCAGCAGCACAAGAACTAGAGAAACGTAAGCGTCGCCGTGTAGGTGAGTTCGCTGGTGGCGGATCGTTCGCTCGCACACAAGGTGAAACCTCTGGTGCAACAAGACTGTCGGTTGGCACAGCCGAATAGGGTACTTGACACACCGACAGTGGGTGTGTGTATACTGAGAGAGTTCAACAGAACACCCATCGGAAGCCCCCCGTCTTCGATGCGTTAAAAGGGGTGAGATTTGCAGCCATTCTGAACCCTCCGGTCAGAGTGTGGGCAGAAGGAGTGGGTCATGTCAGAGTCAGACTTCGAGTTTGAGGATGAAGCACAAGACCAAGCAGCACGGAAAGATCCAGTACGCGCCAGAATGCGTGAATTGGAGCAACAGGTCAAGGCGTTTGAGGCGAAAGCCAAAGAAGCCGAAGCAGCCACACGAGAGTTGGCGTTTGTTAAAGCAGGAGTTGATCCTGATGCGGCAGGTGCCAAATGGTTCGTTAAAGGCTACGACGGTGAGTTCACAGCCGAAGCAATCCGTGCAGCAGCCGAAGAAGCAAATCTCATACCTTCACAAAAAAAGGAAGTGGCTGCCGAACAGCAGGCATGGAATCGGGTGGCTCAGGCCAGTCGTGCAGGCGAGACTAGCGATGCACCGGTTGATTATGTGCAGCGTTTTAACAACGCTAAATCCGCAGAAGAAGTGATGGCTTTAATGGCTCAGGCTAGAGCAGAAGCAGAAAAGTACTAATCACTCTCCAGTAGGCGCACTACCTTCTGGGGCTACCCCAAAGGAAACATAGTGGCAATTACACAAGCAAGTTCACTCAGTGTCGACCAGGCGGCGTACGACCGGTTAGCGTATTTCGCTCTCCGTTCAGAACTGTTGTTTGACCAAGCAGCAGATGTCCAAGCAACCAATCAGGCTATGCCTGGTTCTTCGGTGATCTTCACGATCTTCTCCGAATTGGCAGCAGCTACTTCAACACTCACCGAAACTTCGGACCTCACCCCTGCAACAATGGGTGACAGCCAAGTAACTGTAACTCTTGCTGAATACGGTAACACCGTTCAGACAACTGCAAAACTTCGTGGAACAGCGTTCCTTGATGTTGATGCAACTGCCGCAAACTTGATTGGCTACAACGCTGGTCTTTCGATTGACACAGTTGTTCAAGCAGTTTTGGGTGCAGGCACAAACGTGGCTTACGCTACGGGTGGCGCAGCAGTTCCAACAAGCCGTGAGTCGGTCAAGGTTGACGCAATTTTGACTGCAAACGATGTTCGTAAGCAGACAGCAGCTTTGCGTTCAGCAAACGTTGCAACATTCAACGGCTACTACATGGGCTACATTCACCCAGACGTTTCATACGATCTTCGTCGTGAAACCGGTAACGCTGCATGGAACGCACCTCACGTTAACGTGGACACAGCAGGTATCTACAATGGCGAAATCGGCACATTTGAGTCGGTTCGTTTCATTGAGACACCACGCGCACCATTGAATGCCAACGCATCAAACGGAACCAGCACAACTGGAATCATTGACGTTTACAGCACTTTGATCATGGGCCGTCAGGCTTTGGCTAAGGCTTACTCAGCAATCGATGGCAACGGTGTTGTTCCAAAGGTTGTTCGTGGTCCTGTCGTGGACAGTTTGCTCCGTTTCAATCCAATCGGTTGGTACTGGTTGGGTGGCTACGGTCGCTTCCGCGAAGCCTCGTTGCGTCGTATTGAAGGCGCATCAAGCATTGGTGCAAACGCTTCCTAATAAGTTGCGTTAGTTACCCCAAAGTGTGGGGCGGCCCTGGTTCCCCTCGACCTCGGCCGCCCCACTTTTTTGTTTGGTGTATGATGTTTTTGTCGAAAGGTTTGTATGTCTATTTCTAACTATGCAGAATTAAAGATTCTGGAACACACAACTGGTAAGACTGCGTGGACTATTCCGACGAATGTTTATGTGAAGTTGCATACTGCGGATGCTGGTGAGGCTGGTACTTCTTCGGCTGCTACTGAGACAACTCGTAAGGTTGCTGCGTGGGCTACTGCTGCTTCGGGTTCGATTGCTACTTCAGCAACTTTGGAGTGGACTAACGTTGCTGCTACGGAAACGTACAGCCATTGGTCTATGTGGGATGCTTCTACTGCTGGTAACTGTTTGTGGACTGGTGCGTTGTCGTCTTCGGCGGCTGTGACTGCTGGCGATACTTTTCAGATCACTTCGCTCACGCTGTCACTCGATTAGGTAGGTAGCCCCTAGTGGCTATAACTGCTGTTGCGGGGTTTACAGAACCGTTCTTAAATACTCACCCGTTTTATCGGGGAACCTATTTTGCTGTTGTTGGTCGTACTGCGACTGGTTCTGGTGATGGTAGTTCGTTTGTTGCTCATGGTTCAGCGCAGATACGGTTGGGTCAGTTAACTGACTTTAGTTTCCCGTTCCGTTCCGGTGGCAGATTTTATCTTGGTGTTCGTGCTGTTCTTACGGTTACTGCTACAGCCGACGGTTTAGGTACAGCATCGTCTGTCGCACAGGTGCTACGCCAACGGCAGGGTACGGGTAGTGGTGTTGGTGATGCTACTGCGGTAGCACTGTCTGTTCGGATTCGTTCTGCGACTGGTTCTGGTGTTGGAACTATGGATTCCACAGGCTTGCATATCGCGCCTCGTACAGCGTCGGGTAGCGGTGTTGGCTCCGATACTACTGTTGGCAAGATAACCCCTGTTAGAACGGCTGTGGGTAGCGGTACAGGGGATTCTGTAGTCACGTTCATCCGTGTCCCTATCCGTGTTGCTACAGGTTCAGGTGTTGGATCAGGTGACGGTGTTGATCTTGTTGTCAACATTCGTACAGCCACAGGATCAGGCGAAGGAACTTCGGTCAGTCTTGGCGGTGTCGCATACTTCCGTTCAGCCACAGGTTCCGGAACAGGAACCGATACCGCTGACTGGGTGAAGTCGCGCATCTTCCGTGTGCCATACACCTACCAGTATGTTGGCGGATTCTTCAACGATTTTGATGGGGCAAACCGTTTGGGGTCTTACATTAAAAGTAATGTTCGAGCAAGAAACCTTTATAAGCTGACCGATAACAGTTACACCATTGTTGACCAACGTGATCTAGGTCAAGTAAAGAAAGTTTGGTATGGTGGGCGTGACCACTTCTTGACAGCAGCAGAAGTAGAAGAACTCACAGCAGACGGATTCGGAGCAAGTATTACCTGATGGCTATATTTCGTACACCAACCGACAACTTCGTGACCCCAGTATTGGCTGACTTTGACATCAAAGGAAACCGTCTATCCGAGGAACAGCGTCTTGCTAACAGGCTGGCTCGACATCGCCAACCGACAGCGCGTGGTCGTAACGTGTTCCAGTTAACCGACCTGTCATACACAGAGAACCAACCGTCTAACATGTCAACAGTGATCAAGGTGTACTACGGTGGGCATGACATTGAGGTGGATGCCACTGAGGTAGCATCGTTAACAGCAGCAGGATACGGGAGTTACATAACGTGATCAAACATCAAGAGACACATCCTGACCTGGATGTTGAGGGTTGTTTCGGATGCAAGGTGTCAGCAGTCGGATTCAGCGCAGAACTTATGCCTACCCGTACAGGTTCTTCACGGTCAGCAACCATCGCACAGAAGGATCGTGTGCTAGAAAAGGACTTAGACGCATATAAACGGTTGCGTCAAGACGGTATCCAACCAAGAAAAATTGATGGTGCCGCAAACGTGGAATCGAGAGCAACAGAAAAATGGCAGGCAGAATCAGGGATACTTCCCGACTTTTAAGTGTTGAAGGTGTAAACATCCCGCATATCGGTTACGGGAAAATGGTGCAAGGGTTGAAGACAGCGTTATCTGAAAAGGTAACACTTGATGATCGCGCCGAAACTGTGATGTTTGCGTTACGACCTAACCTGATTGCAGGTTGGTTTGATGACCAGCGTGTATCGGTGTTAACCATGTGGGAAACAAACTGGTTGCCACCACAGTTTTACGAATACATCCCGCTGATCGAAACGATCATTGTGCCTTCTATGCACAACTATGATTTGTTCTCCCAGTTCCACGACAATGTTCATATGATCCCGTTGGGCGTTGACCGTACAGTTTGGTGTCCATCTGAAGATAAACCTGATGGCAAGTTCCGGATCATGTGCGGCGGTTCAGAGTGGTATCGCAAAGGCTTAGATGTAGTACTGGAAGTGTTTAACAAGTTGCAGCTACCTGACGCTGAACTGCATATCAAGATTGTGCCACCTCACCTGTCTGCGCCAAAGAACTTGGATTACCCAAATGTGGTAATTCATCGTGAATGGTTAACTGTTGAACAGGAACGTGATTTGGTTCGTTCTATGGATGGGTTTGTGTCGGTGTCCCGTGGTGAAGGGTTTGGTCTCATGCCGTTGCAGGCTGTCTCAGCGGGTATCCCAACGATCCTGTCTAACGCTCATGGGCATCGAGAGTTCGCTGATCTTGCCACCCATCGCATACCAACCACCAGTGTCCCGACCGCTAAAGGTGTTTGGCAGGACATGGGCAACTGGGATGAACCAGACGCAGAAGCATT